TGAGATAGCATGCTTGGTCCCCATTTACTACAGTCGGCGTTATCAAAGAAAACCAACGTCTTATCGTTTTTCATTGACCAGTACTTTCTATACAAGTTTTCAGCTATTTGATCTTTTGTCTTCATCTCCATAACGTTGCTTCTAACATTGCATTTGTGTGAACAATCTCTGATGTGTCTTGCCGCTAATTCAGAAAACAAACAACCAAATCTCATAGTTGAATTCATGACATGTATCTCTCTATAAGAATTACCACTTCCTCTTCCGTTCTTATGCACAGCTCTGCTAGCATATTGAGACATGTCATGCTGATTTTGAATGAGACAAGGCATCAGTGACTGAGAGACTGATTGAAGACTTTGCAACATTGTGTCAGTGACTTCTTCTTTCATTTCGGGTTCACAAGACACTAAAGTAGGCATCTTCATCTTTGTGTAGAATCTTGATAAATTTATCAGTGATGTCTCCCAGCACTTTGAATTTTGTCTTAGAAAGCTGATTTTGCCGTCGTCTATCATTTTAACATTTCTAAAAGAAACTGTTTTAGTGCATGACATAGATCCTCTAGAGTTCATCACGTTGTTCAAGGTATACTTTGAGATCACTGATTTGTAGACATCTTGTGTGACACATGAATCTGACATCTCTCCAATCGTGATATCATCTGACGGCTTCAGTCCTTTAGATCTGTAAGTTCTGATTATGTTATTTATTATTGAGAAAAAATGATAATTTCGATCATTTAGGTATCTTCCTCCATCTGTTTCTTCTCCATTGCAGAATCTAGTCTTGCTCTCTAGCATTAACTTCCTATATTTGACAATATGTGACAGCTCAGTCATCATAGTTTTTGCTTCTCTATGCAAAACATTGGAATGCTCATGATACAAAAATTTGTTGAAATATATGGCATTGAAAATGTTGTCGTCTGTTTGCATATATGTTTCTTCATATGGCATCGCTATCTTCCAAATAGAGGATTCAATGAGTCTTTTATCAGTTGATTTCAAGGAGTTATCGCTTTTGCATTTGTCAAGCAGATGTAATTTGTATCTGTTAGAGTTTAATATCTCCGTGCAAGAGCATAATTTAATCAATCTCAAGACATATAATGATTCCTCGATGCTACTTGGCTTGTACTTGTCATCAACAAAGATCTTTTCAAGCAAAGTCTTGCTGCCATTAGATATGCCAGTAGCATTAATTGAGCCATATCTTGTCATCTCAGATATGTTAGAAAACTTCATCTTGTTGATACAAAAGAGGCAATAAAGATAAGTAGGATTGTACTCGTGAAACTTATCCAGTTTGCTAAGTCCTTCTATCATCGTGTAAATAGAGAGAAACTTTTGCATTGAAAGACATCCCCAGTTTAGTTCATCAGGAGACACGAACAACATTTCTGTCGATCTTCTTAGATGTGGCACAATTATTTCCAAATCGTCTTTTATTATATCACCAACAACAATGACGTTTGAGTCTTTAGTTTCTTTGAGTGTACTTGTCAAATTGTTTATGACCAAAAATTCTCTCGAATCACTCACTGTAATCGAAACGTTGACACAATCTCCAAACATACTAGAGACACCAACATTCATTCTAGATTTCTTAACGTTTTCAGCCATCGACTCATATATCATCTGATTGCACTCTATCAAATCGAACAACTTTGTCCCTCTAATCTTGTTCATTATCATTGACATAACCTCTTTACTATATTGGTCTACTTCTGTTTCACCCAAAGAACTGTAAATCATCCCCATGACATCCTCCTCAAACAGTGTAGTTTGGGTCTTTTCCATCATTCTTACGTTGCATCCAGTCATTATCTCATCAAGATCTTCTAATTTCGATATGTTTATCTTTGGAATGCTGTTTTTGAAGTCCATCATACAAGAATTCCTTTTGAGAAATTTTATCCTATAGACTGTGTTAGAAGTCACCAAATTCGAAGAGTTGAATTCACTTTTGCTCTTAAAAACAACTTTCTTTATTTCCAAAACATTAGATTTGGTAGTCAAAGCTTTATATATCTCTCTGCTTAATTCATGATCAGAAGTTGATAATAGCCTAAGCATCTTCTTTTCTCTATCCTCTTCAGTGTTCTCAGAGTGGCTAAATCTTGGAAATTTGATCTTAGGCTTGATATTGCTCATGTCCATGAATTTCAGCAGAGAAGCAGTTGAATCAGGAAATCTCTCCTCATTTTCTCTAAGGACGTCAAGATACCCATAATTTTTAGATAATGCAGACACATTTCTCTTGAGATACTTGTCGTCCTTACCAGTCAGTTTGTATTTAGGCTTGTAGAATTCATAAAATTCTTCTTGTGACTCCATCCTTCTAGTTTGCTTATCCATAAAATTCTCAAGCATCTCATTGGCAACTCTATAATCCAAAGATCTTATCTCATCTATCATCATATCTACGGCTTCAAACTCTTCTTTGTTAAATTTGGAGTCAGTAGTAATTGGAATCAGAGGAACTTTGTAATCTTTCTCTAGGCTTATGTCCAAAACCAGATTGACTGATTCGATTCCTAGTTTTCTCATTGATGATTCTAGTTTGTAATTTTTAGATTTGATCAAATCTTTCTTTATCTTTGAAACATCTCTTACTGAACCGAAAAAAGACTTTCCACCAGGTTGATTTGTGACGTCAATGCAATACTTAACTCCTTCATTCGATATCATTAGGTCCAGATCTTCAAAGAACTTTATACCTTTAGAATCAACACCTTCCAATATCAAGACTTTCCAACCGCTTTCAACAGCTTGCATTGATATTTTAATTATCTTAACCAAATGATTCATAGCACCATCATCAGAATCAGAAATCAGGTCCAACTTTTCAAATATAAGTGGGTATTTTCTAAAGGCAACCAAGAAATCATCAGAACTCTTCATATCCTCACAGAGAACTAATAAAGAATCAAGTTCTGCCATGTTCCAACAGTTCTTACCAAGATCATCATTGATGTTCTTATTTATCACATTTTTAATGCTTTCCATGAAGTCAATATCTTCTTCTTCAATCTCATCATCATAAGGTCCAGGATTGATCTCGATTCCAGATATGAATAAAAGGATTCTATTAACAGCAGCAGAATGATCGTTGTTTATCGATTCAAGCTTCTCTTTTATTCTAGATATCTTATTAAGCCATTTTTTAATCTTGAGACTGAATCTATAATTGAATTCTTCTTTATCAAACCTTGAACCTAGATTGATATGAGATACTATAGAAGTGACGAGAGAGGCCTCAGATGATTTCTTTGTAAGACCAGATGACTCAAATGTTGATCCCAGAAATGATGCATAAGAGAAAAATATGGGTGAGTGATCAGGTCCAGTTTTTTCTGTGATTATTAACGGTCGATCCATCATTTTAACTTGACAATAATTGTTCAACTTGTCATGATCTGTTTTGAAAACGACTTCGTCCTTCTTGAAGTAACTAAATTCACTGTAATCTACAAACATCTGTTGTTCGCTTTGATGAAGATTGATGAAATTTGCTATAAACACTTTGTGAGCATCTTTCTTCTTTATAACATCTGTTAAAGAACTGACGATCAAACTTTCCGGTATCTCAGCAGAAAATGATATGAGAATATCTTTCAAACTCTGAAAAGAATAGTTCAAGTCCAATAACAATAGTTTTAAGAGCATCGAGTCCTCTAAGTGCTTGAAATGGCTGTAAGCTTTTTGATATGACATCTCAATAGAGTCTCTTTTCATCTTGCTTTTTGAAGAGAAAAAGATCGCGATCCCATCCATTTCTACTCTAATTATTGATTCAAACTGATTGACACCGACTGCATTAGTCATCTCATGAACTTCTGCACCTGACACCTTGCACAAGTTTAGGAAAATGGTTTTATAGCTTGAAAATCCGGGCAAATCAGATGATTCTCCAAAGAGCAAAAATAAACTATCTAACTCATCTTTGCTGTAATCTTCAAGATATGACTTACAAATCGAAAAGCATCTCAAGCTGTATTCTAACGATTTCAAGATGGTAGAAGCTTTGAACTTTTTGACTAGCTCACTTTTTTCAAAAAGCAATTTGAATTCTTCTGAGTTTTGTTTGGGCATCCTGGTC